GTTGTTGCTACAAAAGCACTTAAAGATTTAAACAAAACAGATAACTTTGACTGGAGAGAAGTTACTGTAGCAAAAATTTATGCTTGCGTAACAGAGGCTGGATTGCCTTCTGACTTATTTTATGTTTGTTTAGATGGGCTAAGACTTGAAAATATTACTTCTACAAATTCTTTGTATGGACTTACTGGATACTCTGTAATTAAAAGTGTAGGTGCAAAACCAATTATAAAATCAGCAAACACAACAAACTATATTGAGTTTAGATTTGCCTTGGATGTTGGATAATGGCAGACAAAGGAATAAAAAATGTTATTATTAAAAAAGATTTACTTGGAAAAGTAACATCGTCTAATTCAAGAGTTTTAAGATTTAGATTAATAGCAGAAGATAAAAACAGAAAGTCAGCATATTCAAAAATATTTATTCTTGGTTCTGAGGCTGTTGTTACTGGCCCAGGAGATCTTAATATTATTGGTAATACAATTTTTCTAAATTGGGCAGTAGGAGAAGTTTCAATACAAATAACCTATGATATCTTTGTAGGGTTTGATGGAGCAACTCCGTCTTATCTAGGAACATCTGGATCACAAAACTATTCATTTTTAAAAACAGGAACACAGTCAGTAAGGGCTATAGTTCAAATATCATCTATTAATCCAGCACTTACAGAAAACTTAGAAGTCTATGACTCTGGAATCGTAAGTCTGGTATAATTATAGTATGGCAATATTACCCGTACCAGAGCGAGGTCAACCACTAGATGTAACATATATCTATCAGATTGTTAAGGCTATTAATGATCTCTCTGTTCAGGTATCACCATCAGCATATAAATATGTAACCATAGACACGCCTAACGCTGGAAAACAAAGCGTAAAAGCATCTGAGGCAAGAATCATTGGTGGGTATGTTCAAGTTACAACAAGCGCAACACAGACTGCTGGATCTTCTCAGCCATTTTCTTATGATTTTTCAAGCGAGTTTAAGTTTGCACCAGTGGTAACAGCAACACCAGTTAACGTTGGAAATACTGATGCTGGTAAAGATGTTACAGTTACATTAAAAAGTGTCTCAACTTCTAAAGTTGAGGGTACAGTTAAATTTAATGCTGGAGGCGACACAAGTATTGGTATTAATCTAATAATTATTGGAATACCAAATTAATGATGTCATGCAAAAAATGTAAGGGAAGAATGTTCATAGATAGGCAATATACTGAGATTAACCATCTAGAAGTATATTGTATGACTTGCGGAGTAAGAGTATTTTTTCATCCACCTAGCCACACTTTGGAGGGACAATGGTTACTAAAAAGGGAACTATTGAGAGCGAAAAGTACAATGAGTCACCTGTAATACCAGGTAACAAAAAAGTTTGGTTTCTTAATGGAGACCTAGTTAGAATACATCACTACAATCACTCTAATGGAATAATGTCTGTTTATAATATAAACAAAGATCAAATTGAAAGTTGTTTAATTAATGATTTTAGAAATAAAAGAGAGCGAGCATACACGGTAGGTCAGACTGCTGATTTAGTTAATCGTCATAAAAAATATATGCCATCACTAATGAAACGAGGAGTCATTCCATTTCCAACGGGATCTCAAAAAGGTGGAGCAAGAGGGTTTCAGGTAAGATCATATTATTCAGAATCGCAAGTAAAAGAGATACGTGATATACTTGCTTCATATCATATTGGTCGACCAAGAAAAGATAAATTAATTACTAATGATATTACGCCTAGCAAACAAGAGTTGACACGAAGAATGGGCGATGGTATACTTACTTATAGGAAAACTGAAGATGGACGATTTATTCCAGTATGGAATGAGTCTATATAATTTAGAAATGGGTGTGGTAATGAAAAACGAAACTGGACGCATTAAATGATATATTCAAAAAAATATAATTTTTTATATTTAAAAAACAAAAAAGTTGGAGGGTCTTCAACTGAAATTTGTTTATCTCAAATAATGGATAAAGATGCTGCTGTAACACCAGTATATCCAATAGATGAAAGACATAGTCCAAGAAATCATGAAAAATTTTTTAATCATATCCCATATTCAGAATTAGAAGCACTAATTGAAAATTTATCTGAAGTAGATTCATGCGTTGTAGTCAGAAATCCATACGATACAGTCTTATCAGATTTCTTTTTGCAGATAGAGTATACAGGTAATATGCAAAACTATTTATCTGGAGATAGACCTGACTTTGTAAATAAATATTTTGAAAACACTTTAAGAAAAGATTGGCGTGGGTGGTTAAAAAGCACAAAAGATTTATACTCAAAGGATGGCACTATTCAGGTTAAAAATGTTATTAAATATGAAGATGGCATTGAGCCAGGTATTAATCAAATTTTAGAGCCCAAAGGATTGCATTTAGATTTAAATGTATATCAAAAAAATCATAGGCCAAAAGAAATAACTCCAAAAGATGTGTTTTCAGAAAAGCAGATGCAAGATATTGCACATGAGTGGGCCTGGGAATTTGATACATTTAAGTACAATTAAGAAAAGACAAATTAATAACAAATAACATGACTCCTACAAGCCAAGAGTTGACAAGGCGCATAGGAGACGGTATACTTACATATACGAGAACTAAAGATGGACGATTTATTCCAGTGTGGAATGAATCTATTTAACGAAGGGTATAAAATGGAAAACGAAGAGACAAAGGTATCCGTTACACTTGGGTACACACTTAACCTTGGCAACTTTCAATCACTAAGACTTGATCTTGGCGTTTCAGATTCTCGCAAGAGTGGAGAGACTGTTGATCAGGCTTTTGAGCGTGTTTACAAGTTTGTTGAAGATAAACTTACAGACAAAATTAGGGAAGCACAAGAAGAGGCTGCCGAAGCATAATGGTAGAACGCAAAGACCGTATGGCTTTGCTTTCAAGATACAGTAAGTATCATACCGCAAGGTACGAATCTAAGCCATCCCTTAACTTAAATGTAGAACAGTGGGCCTCCGATGCTCTTGTTGAATCATACACACTACCAGGGTGTTACGATATACTTGAGTATTACTTTTCAGTTGCAGAGAACCCCTCTTGGAACTACTTTGCATATAACGCAGAAAAAATATTAAAGGCACAAAAAGATAATATAAAAGACAGTTTAGAAAGAGCAGAGCGTAGAAGAATGGCAAAGGAGTGGCTAAGTGAATAATACAGAGTCAAAACTTATTACAGCAGTGCTTAAAGATAAGCAGATGCATGTTCTTCTTCAAGCCAATGTTGATAACTTATTAAGAACCCATGGAGATATTTGGGAGTTTATTCGTTTATATTTTGAGGCTAATGCATCCTTGCCTCCAGCAGAATTAGTTACAGAAAAGTTTAGAGACTTTGAACCAGTAGCAAGCGTAGGAGCAACAAAGCACCACCTTGAAGAACTTCAGGGTGAGTATTTAAATGATAGCCTAAAAGATATTCTAAGGTCAGCAGCAACAAATGTTCAAAATAATCAGGGCGTTGTTGCATTAAATGATTTAATTACAAAGACATCAGAATTAAAAAAGAATACATCTGCAATTCGTGATATTGATGTTACGGATCTTGAGTCTGCCGTTGCTTACTTTGAAAATCTAAAAAAGCAACAACTTCTTGGTCATGTTGGTATTAAGACTGGACTGCCAGGGTTTGATAACTACCTTCCTTCAGGAATTATGCCTGGCCAACTTGGAGTGTTTTTAGCATATCCAGGTATTGGAAAATCTTGGTTAGCATTATACTTTGCAGTTCAAGCATGGAAGCAGGGGAAAAGCCCTCTAGTCATTAGTCTTGAAATGTCTGAGACAGAAGTTCGTAATCGTGTATTTACAATTATGGGTGAAGGTCGTTGGTCTCATAGAAAATTAAGTAATGGCGAAGTTGAGATGGACATGCTAAAAGAATGGCATGAAAAAAATCTTAAAGGCAAGCCAGAATTTCACATCATATCAAATGACCAGGGTGGGGAAATTAACCCCTCCGTTCTTCGTGGAAAGATTGATCAATACAAACCAGACTTTGTAATCGTTGACTACCTTCAGTTAATGGCTCCTAATCAGAAGTCAGATAATGAAACGGTACGAATGAAGAACCTTTCAAGAGAACTCAAACTAATGGCTATTGGAGAAGAAGTTCCTATTATTGCTATTTCTTCTGCTACACCAGATGATGTTAATGATCTATCTTCAGTCCCGACACTTGGTCAAACTGCATGGTCTAGACAGATTGCTTACGATGCAGACTGGGTGCTTGCTCTTGGCCGTGGGACTAATAGCGATATCATTGAATGCGCCTTTAGAAAAAACCGTAATGGGTTTATGGGAGATTTCCTAGTTCAATGTGATTTTGACAAGGGATACTATCGATATAAAGATTTTGAAGATAAGTAGTTATAATATGATATGTCAGAAAACATGGAGTCTTTACCACCTACGTTCTATCATCATAAACCTATAAAAAAGTTTTATCTTGATGGAGTAATTCATGACGACTCTATGATTGGTAGACTTAAAATAGAATATGTAAGATTATTAGTCTCAGAAATGAAACTAAGCGGGTATGTGCCAAGGCTTGACCTTGACCCAGACTTCACTATACGATATAATGATAAAAAGAACTTTTACGAATTTGAATTATCAATACAGGCAGTTTACGCAGGGAAAAGGAAAAGCGAATGGATAGCAGGAATAGACGGAACGAATCCAATCTTTATACCGCAGACCAAGTTAAAAGAGTCCTTACAGGATCGGGTATAGATATTGAGTCTGATTTATCAGATAACTATATAGTCTTTTGTCCATTTCACAACAACCACAGAACCCCAGCAGGAGAAGTACATAAATCAAACGGTTTATTCTTTTGTTTTTCTTGTCAGAAAACAGCAGACCTTCTTGAACTAATAATGCATACTTCTGGAAGAACCTATTTTGAATCAGCAAGATATATCAAATCAAAAGAAAAATTAAGTAATCTTGTTGATGACATAAATAAAAGCCTAATAGTTGAAGAAGAGTTTAAACAATTTGACATAGATATATTAAAAAGACTTTATAACAATTTAGTTTTATTAGATAGACCAAAAAATTATTTTAAATCAAGACACATAGAGATGCAGTCCTGGGCAAAGTTTTCACTTGGCTATTCTGATAAGCAAGATATGGTTACCGTTCCAGTCCATAGCCCAGATGGGATTCCAATTGGATTTGTTGGCAGATCTATTGAAGGAAAAGATTTTAAGAATACTCCAGGACTTCCAAAAAGTAAAACATTATTTAACTTGCATAGAGTAAAAAAGTCTGATAGAGTGTATGTAGTGGAGTCATCATTTGATGCAATAAGGCTTGACCAAGTAGGTCTTCCAGCCGTTGCAACCTTGGGTGCAAACGTATCAAACATACAAACAGAATTGCTTCAAAAGTATTTCAATAACATTATTGTTATTGCCGATAACGATGAGGCAGGAGGAAACATGAAAGATAGGATAGTTGAAAAACTTTCTACTCGTGTTTCTGTTATTAAACTAAACAATCAGTATAAAGATATTGGAGATATGTCCGACGAAGAACTTAAGAATTTAGAGTTCCAGTTTGACAAATCAATATCTCTTATGCTAAACTAATATAACAAACAAAGGAGAAATATATGAGCGTAGTAAAGGGACTCAAGAACATTAATGCCCTGCTCGACAAGCCAAAGTATGAAAACGACGGGCCAAAGTTAAAATGGCTAAAACTCGCTGACGGACAATCAGTTAAGATTCGATTTATCGAAGAACTTGATGAAGACTCAGCAAACTATAATGAAGGTCGTGGACTAGCACTTGTTGTTAAAGAACACGTAAATCCAAAGGACTACAAGCGTAAGGCTGTAGACACATTGGAATCTGAAGGCCGTGACTGGGCAGAAGAAATGCATCGTAAAGATCCAAAAGCAGGTTGGCGTGGTCGCCTTCGTTTCTATTGCAACGTATTAGTTGATGATGGAATTGAAGCACCATATGTTGCAATCTGGTCAATGGGCATCAGCAAGCAATCATCATTCAACACAATTCGTGAGTATGCTCTTGAAACAGGAAGCATCTCAAACGTACTATGGAAGTTAAAGCGTAATGGTCAGGGAACTGAAACTAATTACACACTTATTCCAGCAGCACCAGATAAGGAACCATTTGCATGGGGAACAGTTGAACCTTATCCTCTTGAGTCAGCACTTAAGAAGATTCCTTATGCAGAGCAAGAAGCATACTATTTGGGCTTTGATGGTCCATCTGTAACTTCATCTACCAACGCAGATTGGTAATATGAATTACGTAGGCTTACATGTCCATACCCATTTTAGTTTATTTGATGGGATTGCTACTCCAGAAGAATACGTGAACCGTGCAGTTGAGTTAGGGATGCCAGCAATTGCCATCACTGACCACGGTACTTTATCTGGGCATAGGGAACTGCACCGTATTGCAAAAGCAAATGGCATTAAGCCAATTCTAGGTCTAGAAGGATACATGTGTGCAGACATATCTGATACAAGAGATAAGTCTGAAAGAGAAGGTCAGCAAGATCTTGTCTACAACCACATTATCCTTCTAGCCAAGAATCAAATTGGTTTAGAAAACCTTAACAAGATTAGTGAACTATCTTGGACAGATGGTTTCTTTAAGAAGCCAAGATTTGATTTTACTATTTTGGAAAAGTATAAAGAAGGAATTATTGTTACTTCTGCTTGTCCAAGTAGTGTGCTTGTAAAAGCATTAGAAGAAGAAGAGTTTGCTCTTGCCAAGAAGTATATATCTTGGTTCAAGGAACGCTTTAAAGATGACTACTATATTGAAGTCATGCCTCACAATGATGCACAGATTAACAAATATTTAATTGAACTTGCAGATGAGTTTGGAATCAAGGTTGTTGTAACACCAGACTGCCACCATGTTGATCCATCACAAAAAGAAGTGCAAGAGTTTAAGTTGCTTATGAACACACACGGTAAGTTTGTAAAAGATGCAACATATGAGAAGTCAAAGAAAAAAGGCAGCATGATGGAACGCCTTGACTATCTTTATGGCGAAGACCGTCAGATTACATTTAATAAGTTTGATATTCACCTGCTCTCATATGAAGAGATTAAAGCAGCGATGGAATCGCAGGGGATTGATAGACCTGACATATACTCAAACACAATCCTATTAGCAGAGACAGTAGGAGACTATGGAATTCAAGAAGGATTAGACTTGCTACCAGTACAGTACAAGGGTCCTGATAAAGAACTTGCAAAGGCTGCATTAGAAGGTTTGGTAGAAAGAGGTTTGTCAGAAAACCAAGAGTATCTTGACAGACTTGAAGAAGAGTTAAAGATTATTAAGGATAAAAAGTTTGCTCCATATTTCCTTGTTGTAAGTAACATGATCAACTGGGCAAAGAAGGAAGAGATTATGGTTGGCCCAGGTCGTGGTTCTTCTGCTGGTTCTCTTGTCTGTTATGCATTAAAGATTACAGACATTGATCCTATTGAGCACAATCTTTTGTTTTTCCGTTTTATTAATCCAGAACGTAATGACTTCCCAGATATTGATACAGATATTCAGGATACTCGTCGTGAAGAAGTTAAAGACTATCTTGTTAGACAGTATCGACATGTTGCATCTATTGCTACCTTCCTTGAGTTTACTGGCAAGGGAATTGTTAGAGATGTTTCACGAGTATTAAATATTCCTTTATCAGATGTTAATAAGGTTTTAAAAACTGTAGACTCCTGGGATGATTTCTGCACATCAAAATCAACATATGAATTTCGTCAAAAGTATCCAGAAGTAGAAGTCTATGGAGAACAACTTCGTGGTCGCATTCGTGGTACAGGTATTCACGCAGCAGGCGTAGTAACAAGCAAAGAGCCAATCTTTAGATACGCACCACTTGAAACAAGATCGTCTACTGGTTCTGATGAAAGAATTCCTGTAGTTGGTGTTGATATGGAAGAGGCTGAAAGAATTGGTTTAATTAAAATTGATGCTTTAGGTCTTAAAACTTTGTCTGTTCTTAAAAATACAATTGACATAATTAAAGAGCGAGATGGAAAAAAGATTGACCTTCTTAAGATTAAGATGGACGATGCAAATGTTTATCAGATGCTTTCTGATGGATACACAAAAGGAGTCTTCCAATGTGAAGCAGCACCATACACAAACCTTCTTGTTAAGATGGGAGTTAAGAACCTAAATGAACTAGCAGCGTCTAATGCTCTTGTTCGTCCAGGTGCAATGAATACTATTGGAAAAGACTATGTTGATCGTAAGCATGGTCGTCAAAATATATCTTATACACACCAAGTATTAAAAGAATTTACGGAGGACACTTATGGTTGTATTCTTTACCAAGAACAAGTTATGCAAGCATGCGTACACCTTGGCGGTATGTCCATGTCGGAAGCAGATAAAGTTAGAAAGATCATTGGAAAGAAAAAAGATGCTAAAGAATTTGATCAGTTTAAAGAGAAGTTCGTAGAGGGTGCATCAAAGTTTATCTCTCCTAACCTTGCTCGTGATTTATGGCATGACTTTGAGGCTCACGCAGGGTACTCATTTAACAAGTCTCACGCAGTAGCATACTCAACGCTATCCTATTGGACAGCATGGCTAAAGTATTATTACCCACTTGAGTTTATGTACTCAGTGCTAAAAAATGAAAAGGACAAAGATGCAAGAACTGAATACCTTATTGAAGCAAAAAGAATGGGCATTAGCGTTAAGTTACCTCACATTAACGATTCGGATATTGATTTTAAGATTGAGGGTAAAGGCATTCGGTTTGGACTCAGTGCTATCAAGTTCATATCTGACAAAATTGGTGAAAGATACATATCTGCACGACCATTCAATTCGTACAAAGAACTTGAGGAATTTACATTTACCAAAGGAAATGGAGTAAACAGTCGTGCACTCCAAGCACTAAGAGCAATAGGCGCAGCAACCTTTAATGATAATCCTAGAAATGATCAGGAGATTAAAGAGAACCTATATGAATACTTAAACCTTCCAGAGTTTAATATTACTATTCCTTCTCATTACTATGCATTTATTCAGGACATTGTTGACTTTGAAGAAAAAGGATCATACATTTTTATGGGTATGGTAAAATCAATTAAGCGAGGAACAGGATGGTCACGAGTTGAAGTTTTGGACAAAACTGGCAGTGTCGGTATATTTGACGATGAAAATACGATTATTGAGACAGGTCGTTCTTATCTGCTTTTGTGTAATGACAACAGGATTGTTTCTTTCATACCTTCAGATGAAATAAAAGAATCATCTCACGCACTTGTAAAGTTCTTAAGTTACAAGCAGTTACCATATAAAGATGATGAAATGTTTGTAGTTTCTTTTAAACCAAGAATTACAAAGACAGGAAAAAAAATGGCATCTCTGACACTTGCAGATACAAGCAGAGACTTGCATTCTATTACAGTTTTCCCTACATCATTTGCAAAAGCATACATGCACATTGAAGAAGGAAAATCTTATAAGTTTGATTTTGGAAAGACAAAAGACGGAACAGTAACATTGGAGGATGTACATGTCGGTTAGTATAGAAGAGGCTTTAGCACAACTTGATCCTAAGTTAAGAAAGAGATTAGGCAGTGGGGTTGGTATTAGTTATGAGTATCAGCCAACACCAAGTTATGGTTTAAACCGTGCTCTAGGAGGAGGTTTGCCATATGGTAGACAAGTTCTTATTTGGGGGTCTAAGTCTTCTGCAAAGTCCTCTATGTGCCTTCAGATGATTGCTTTAGCACAGGCAGAAGGAAAATTATGTGCGTGGATTGATTCAGAAATGTCATACTCAGAAGAGTGGGCTAGAACTCTTGGGGTAGATCCAGAAAAATTAATCTACTCACAAGCAAGAACTATTAGTGACATGGTAGATGTAGGTGTTGGATTAATGAACGCTGGTGTTGACTTAATCGTGGTAGACTCTATTACATCAATGCTTCCAGCAATCTATTTTGAAAAAGATACAGATGAGATGAAGGCATTAGAAAATACAAAGCAGATTGGGGCAGAATCTCGTGACTTTAGTAACGCATGGAAAATGCTTAATTATGCTAACAACAAGGTTAAGCCTACTCTTCTTGTTCTTATTTCCCAGTCTCGCAATAATATTAACGCTATGTATACTAGCCAGCAGCCTTCTGGTGGTCAGGCTACTAAGTTTTATTCTTCTTGCATTGTTAAGTTATTTAGTTCCGAGTCAGACAATCAAGCGATTAAAGGAAAGATTAAGGTAGGAGACAAATTAATTGAAGAAAAAATTGGTAGAACTATTAAATGGGAACTCCAGTTCTCAAAAACCTCCCCAGGGTTTCAATCTGGCGAGTATGATTTTTATTTTAGAGGTAATAATATTGGTCTTGACACCATCGGTGATCTTGTTACTACTGCTGAATTAAATGGTATCGTAGAGCGTACAGGTGCATGGTACATTCTTCCTGATGGATCAAAAGTCCAAGGCAAAGAGGCATTTGTTAATCGTGTAAGAGAGGATCTTGATTTGCAAGAATCAATCAAGGCAAAACTCAGTGGCTAACTTTACTGTTTACAATGGAAAGTTTATTTGTCATGAATGCAAAAATGATGTTAGATCTCTAAGGCTATACCCAGAAACAAAAACAGCAACATGGATGTGTCCAAATAAACATCTTAGTACAGTTAAGTTTGGCAAGCAGAAATACAAAGGCAATGACAGAGAAGAGTGAGTCCAAGAGGATAGGTGCTAAACAGCACAAGAACTCTGGACGTAATACTCAAAAAGGAGATGCATCTTGGAAAAACTTTGTTGTAGACTTTAAAGAGGTCGGAAAATCTTTTACATTAAATAAAGAGGTTTGGGCAAAGGCTACTACCGATGCCATGAAGAACGGAAAGGACCCAGCCATAGTAGTCGTAATGGGCGAGGGTAACTCTAAAGTAAGACTTGCTATAATTGAGATGAGTATATTAGAAGATCTAGTGGAGGAATAATGGAACAACAACAAACAACTATAGATATGGTAAATGGTTTGGCAGAGATTGCAGACTACATGCAAGATGAGGAGTTGACTACTGCTTTAACATTTATTGCTAAGATAATTATTAAGCCAGACATTCCTTTAAATGTAGCACATATAGAGATTGTAAGACTTCAAGCAATAGCAGCAAAGATGGCATTTAAGGCAACATGGATGGCTAATGTTGACAAATCAGATCGCGGCAAAAAGAATCTTTATTATACGGCAGCAGAGTCGTTAAATAACTTGGTGTCTGCACTAAAGTACATAACCCGATAATCTGCTATACTTATACTAATAGAAACGAGAAATGATGACAAAAAATTTATTGCATACGGTAATGATAAAGCCAGAAGAAAAGCCAATTCATCCTATAGATATAGCAGGGCTTGAGGCAAAGATTAAAGAAGGCTATACGATTACTCGTGTAGATAAGCATACAACAAAAAAGACTTTTGCTCCATCAACTATTGCTTACGGGCACGGAGAATGTGCTAGATATTGGTATCTTGCTTTTGACGGTCAGATGTTTGAAGACAACGCAGATGCTTATGGTGCAGCCAACATGACTGCAGGAACACTATCACATGCACGAATTCAAAATGCAATGTTGAACGCTGGAATGGTAAAAGTTTATCGTGATGAGAATAACGAAGCCACTACAGAGTTTAAAATTATAAATCAAGATCCCCCTATCTTTGGATATGGCGATGTTATGTTTGATTGGCAAGGCCAAGAACTCATTGGTGAAATTAAAACAATGATGAACGAAGGATTCGAGTATAGAAAGGCATCTGGTAAGGCCAAGAATGGTCACCTAATGCAGTTACTTATCTATATGAAAATCTTAAAGAGACCAGTTGGTGTAATGATTTATGAAAATAAAAATAATCATGAACTCCTTTTGATCCCTGTAGATGTAAACGATCATTACCGTCGGTGGGTAGACCAGGCATTTGATTGGATGAGATTAGTTCGCAAGACATGGGAAGACAGAACCCTGCCAAACAAAAACTATAGATCAAACTCCAAGATATGCAAGTCATGCCCAATTAAAAAAGCATGTGAGTCTGCAGGTCCAGGCGTGTTAAAAATAGCACCCTTGGAGATTCTCGGTGAACAATTGTAAATGCTGCGACAATCAGTTTGAGCCCACTGTATCTTATCAGATATATTGCTCTCCACACTGTAGAGATATCGCAACAAAAGAAAAAATTGCAATAAGATATGTGCAATCAAAAAGGCAAAAAAGAAAGGGAAAAACAAGACTTTGCAAGTCATGTTTAACTCCACTTTCTATATACAATGATGACTTAGTTTGTTCATCTTGCAGTATAAATCCTGATGCAGTTATCAAAGCAATTAAACAGATAAAAGGAAAAACAAATGGTAAAAAATAAGTGGGGGCTAGAGGTTAAGCCACATACAATTTGCGCTATTGATGCCAGTACTAACAGCATGGCATTTTCTTTGTTTAATGGTGAAGATCTTGGTGTTGTTGGTAAAATTAATTTTGAAGGAAACAATACCTATGAAAAAGTTATGGATGCAGGTAAAAAAATAAAAGCATTCTTTGATTACTATGGTGGGTTTGAAGCAATTATTATTGAGCATACAGTGTTTATGAATAGTCCAAAAACGGCTGCCGACCTTGCTTTAGTTCAAGGAGCAATTCTTGGCGCAGCAGGGCAATCTGGAACTAAAGTAATCGGAACGGTTTCACCAATCACTTGGCAAAACTATATAGGTAATAAAAAAATATCAAAAGATGAGCAGGTTGTTATAAGGTATCAACACCCAGCAAAATCTATTTCTTGGTATAAGGCTTACGAAAGAAATCTACGTAAAGAAAGAACAATAAAATTTATTAATACAATCTATGATAGAACTATTACTGATAACGATGTTGCAGATGCTTGTGGCATTGGTCATTGGGCTGTAAAAAACTGGGGGAAAGCAATTGGAGTTGACAAATAATATTATGGCTGCTAAACTATATACAAGTGAAACTTTTATGCGTAAGCGTTACCTTATGGATAAAAAGACGCCAGAGGAAATTGCAAAGGAGTGTGGGTGTTCATTGGAAACTATCTATGTATACCTTGCTAAATTTGGATTAAGGAAATCAAGACGATGAGTAAAGTTGAAAAAGCATTTATAGCACTTGCTATAGCAGGTACTGTTGGTTTTGCTTTTGCGTTTGCTGCGCTAAAAGGAATTCCAGAAGTATTTGATTGGGATCTAGAAGAGGAGATAGATGATGAGTTCTGAGACACAGTTCACCATTGGTCAAGTTTGTGATGAGATTAAGGACATGCTTATTACAAAAAATAAATCCTACGGAGACTCAGCACTAAACCCAGTTCGTATTTTTTCTATTTCTGATAACATTGAACAGTTACATGTTCGAATTGATGACAAACTGTCTAGAATTACTAGAGGTGGATCATTCATTGGTGACAATGATATTGACGATTTGATTGGCTATCTTATACTATTAAAAATAGCAAGGGAGTTAAAACATGTCAACTGAAGAAGATCTAGTTAAGCACCTTGATCAAGTAAATCAAGTTGTAGAAGAATACCTAAAAGGCAATGACCCAACTGTAATATCAAAACAACTTGCAATACCAAGACAAAGAGTTGTGACATTAATTAACGAATGGAAAGTCATGGCATCTGCTAATGATGCTATTCGTGCCCGTGCTAAAGAGGCACTTGCTGCTGCAGACACACATTACAGTAAGTTGGTTTCTCGTACATACGAAGTTATTGATGAAGCATCCATGACTAATAACCTTAGCGCAAAGACTGCTGCAATTAAACTTGTAATGGATATTGAGTCTAAGCGTATTGATATGCTACAAAAGGCTGGTCTTCTTGAGAACAAAGAACTTGCAGAAGAAATGATGGAGATTGAGCGACGCCAAGAGGTTCTTGTTTTAATATTAAAAGATATTGCATCTGAGTATCCACAGGTTCGTGATGAGATAATGCGTAGACTTTCTTCGTTTGCAAAAGACAACGAGGTGATTACGGTTGTCCACGACATTCAATGATTTTCTTGAAGTGCTTAAAGATAACCATTTTCAAGAGACACCTGTAAATGCAAGAACATTTGTTGAGGGCGAAAAATACTTAGGTCAGCCTCCACTTTCTGATATTCAGTACGATATTGTAGAAGCAATGAGTCAGATATATCGCAAAGAAGATCTCATTGATATAATGGGAGAAGAAGAAGGCATAAGATACTTTGATAAATATACTAAGAATGAGATTATTCTGCAACTTGGCAAGGGATCTGGTAAAGACTTTGTATCTACAGTATCGTGTGCATATATTGTATATAAACTATTATGTTTAAAAGACCCAGCAAAGTATTTTGGTAAGCCGTCAGGAGATGCCATTGACTTAATCAATGTGGCTATTAACGCACAGCAGGCTAAGAATGTTTTCTTTAAAGGTTTTAAATCAAAGATTGAAAAATCCCCATGGTTTGCTGGAAAGTATTATGCAAAAGCAGACTCAGTTGAGTTTGATAAGTCTATAACTGTTTACTCTGGACACTCAGAAAGAGAATCCCATGAGGGGTTAAACCTTCTTCTTGCAGTTCTTGATGAGATCTCTGGATTTGCATCTGAAGTTGGAACAGGTAACGAACAAGGAAAAACTGCTGAGAATATCTACAAGGCTTTCCGTGGATCAGTAGACTCTCGTTTCCCAGACCTTGGCAAAGTTGTTTTGCTTTCATTCCCAAGATACCCAGGAGACTATATCTCAGAGAAATACGACGCAGTTGTTGCTGAGAAAGAAGTAATTGAAAGAACACACGAGTTTATTATTAATCCACTGCTACCTGATACAGACCCAAACAATAAGTTTGAAATTTCCTGGGATGAAGACCACATCATCTCATACAAATACCCAGGAGTCTTTGCACTAAAAAGACCTACATGGGAAGTAAACCCAACAAGACAGATTGATGATTTTAAGATTGCTTTTATGACTGACCTTGGAGATGCAATGATGCGCTTTACATGCGTACCAACTTTTGCTTCTGATGCATTCTTTAAGCAGCACGAAAAGGTTAGATCTTGTATGACACTTAGAAACCCTGTAGATAACTTTAGAAGGTTTGATGAAGCATTTAAACCAGATCCAACTAAGAAATATTATGTACACGCTGACCTTGCCCAGAAGCACGATAAGTGTGCTGTTGCTATTGCACATGTAGAAAAATGGGTAAACATACAAGTCATTAATAACTATGAACAAGTAGCACCAATTGTAGTAGTAGATGCAGTAGCATGGTGGGAACCAAAGATTGAAGGCCCAGTTAATCTTTCAGAAGTTAAACAATGGATTCAGAACCTTAGAAGAATAGGGTTTGATATTGGAATGGTTTCCTTTGACCGTTGGCAATCATTTGATATTCAAAATGAACTAAAGCAAGTAGGAATGAATACTGATACTGTTTCTGTTGCTAAAAAACATTATGAAGATATGGCTATGCTTGTATACGAGGAAAGACTTGCTATGCCTGCAATTGATTTATTATTTGATGAACTAACACAATTAAAGATTATGAAAAATGACAGAGTTGACCACCCCCGCAAAAAGTCAAAGGACTTGGCTGATGCTGTGTGTGGAGCAATATTTGGGGCAATATCACATACTCCAAAAAATATAGACACTGAAGTAGAGGTTCACACCTTTAAAGACAGACCAAAGACTCCAGAAGAGCAATTTGACCTGGATAGTCGCAATGTGATACAATATAAACCTAGCCAAATAAAAGACATCGAAGATTATTTGGATGGACTAAAAACACTATAAATAGAAAAGGAATACATTAAATGAACTCATTTAAGAAAATCGCCCTAGCCATGGTTGCAGCCATGACTCTGGGCACAATCGTGGCAACGCCTGCAAACGCTGCTGTAATGACAGTCGCAGTAACTCTTGGAGCAAGTAACACAGATAAGTCATCTGCTTCAGCAATTGCTACGCCTGCTTCATTGCCAGTACCTGCAGACAACACAATTGACGTTGCTGACGCACTAAAGTTTGTCGCAACAGTTGACACAGGAACAGTAGTTTCTGTAGTAGCAACAAATGCAACAATCGTGTCTGCACTACACACAACTGCTGCACCAGTAGGAGCAACATCAGGATCTTCATCTTTGACAGTTGCAACTGGTACAGGAACAACAGCAACTTTTTATGTCTACACAAAGACAACAGCAATTGGTACAGTTGTAATCACCAACGGTGGAACAACTCTTACTTACTACGTACAGGGTACTGCTGGTTTAATTAATAACCTAACAGTTTCTGCTCCAGTATCTGGTGCTGCTGGAACAAAGCAAGATATTTTAGTTACAGCAACAGACGTATTTGGCAACAAGGTGTCTGCACCAACTACTGGTACGTCAATTACTGCAACAGTATTTGCTGCAACAGCAACACTTGCTTCAGCAACAGCAACAACTGGTATTACACTTTCAGATTTTGGAGTTGCAAAGTTTACTGCAACGCTTCCAACAACTGGTACACGAGCACTAATCATGTTTGCTCCAACAACTGCTGGCGAAGCAACAACTGCTGATGTAGTTGGTTTAACTGCTCGCACACTAGCACCTTTTGCAGAAATTACAGTTCGTGATCTAGTATCAGAACTTGCTGCCGAAAAGTCTGCTAAGGATGCTGCACTTGCTGCTAAGGCAATTTCAGATGCTGCAGTCGTAAAGGCTGCTTCAGATGCTGTTGCTGCTAAGGCTGCTTCAGATGCTGCTCTTGCAGCAGAGAAGGCTGCTTCTGTAAAGGCACTTGCTGATGCAAAGGCTGTTTCAGATAAGGCTGCACTTGATGCAAAGACTGCTTCAGATGCAGTTGTTCTTGCTAAGGATGCAACAATTGCTAAGTTAACAGCAGATAATGCTGCTGCACTTAAGGCAATTAAGACTGCTTTCAATGCACTTGCAAAGAAGTGGAATGCAAAGAATCCAAAGGCAAAGGTTACTTACATTAAGTAATTAGTCCAACAATTGGGGGGATTGGCTTAACGCTAGTCCCCCTTTTTGTGGAATAAAATAATATAAAAATTGTATATGATATAATTATAATATGGCAATAAAATATTTTGTGTATAAAGTTATATTTAAAATAAAAAATATTTTTAAGAAAAATAAAAATAAGAATAGGTTCATATACTAATGAACCCTCTATTGGCAATGATTGATGGTTATGAAACCGATGAAGACTATTCAATGGCTAGTAAAAGATATAGAAATCTACTTTTAAAAAATACTCTTACAAGATATATAAATATAAACACAACGAGATTTGGACAAAACAGGATAGACAATATCTTGGTAGATCCAAAAACAGAATATTCTATAAATAATTTTGGATATAGAGATGTTGACTGGATTGAAAAAGCAGAAATACTTGCAGTTGGTTGTTCAAATACCTGGGGCTATGGAGTTCCTGTAGATGGAAGATGGACAAATATTTTAGGTGAAAGAATTAATAAAGAAATTCGAAACCTATCATTTCCTGGAGGGTCCATAAATGACTTAGTGGCTAAATCATTTGAATATTTTAAAATATTTGGTAACCCAGAAATTATGTTATGTTTGTTTCCAGATCCTTTTAGATTACGTCTACCAATTAAAAAAAATATAACTAAAGAGTTTAGACTTAATAAAGAAGATAGTAAGAATAATCTATCTATCCCTGATTTAACTTTTGGAGATATACAACTTGATGTTCATCCAGAACCAATTTCACAAAGAAATAAATATATTAAAAGACCTTATACTTATAGAGAGATATTGCCATTAGAGGTTCCGCTATTTTTTTCTATGCAAGCAATACACTTATTAGAGCAATACTGCAGATCAAACAATATAAAACTTATCTGGTCATCTTGGCATGTTGATACAGTAAATGCTTTAACTAATGATAAAGAAAATATATTTAGTGATGTTGTTTTTAATAAAGATTTAGTTATTGGTCATTATTTAAATAATATAAATGAATTAGAAAATAAAGAATTTGATGAAGACTGTCATAAAGAATATGAAAATTATTTTAAACACTGTTTTCATATTGGTGGTGATGTTGAAGATGGACTTGACCAGGCACACCCAGGAGTTCATAAACATATTCATATTGCAGAAGGATTTTATCAGGAAATGAATAAATGATAATTTTAGGAATTAACGAAACTTCCCACGACGCATCTGTATCTTTAATTAAAGATGGAGAAATACTTTTTGCGGGACATGCAGAAAGATATAGTAAACAAAAGAATGATTGGTATAACAACAAAGATATTATCTTAGATGCATTAAACTATGGAACACCAGACTACATTGCTTACTATGAGAAGCCTTGGCTTAAAAGATCTAGAATAATGTTAAAGGGTGGCGCAGCAGACTGGAAGCCAAACATTCCTTTAGATGTTCCAGTACACTACTTTAAGCATCACTACTCTCATGCAGCAGCAGGATACTACACAAGCGCATTTAACGATGCTGTAATTGTTGTATTAGATGCAATAGGAGAATATAACACTTCAACTATTTGGGTTGGTGAGGGCGACAAGATTAAACTTAAGTATAAGCAAAACTATCCAGTTAGTTTTGGACTATTTTATTCTGCTTTTACACAACTTATTGGACTTATGCCAAACCAAGAAGAATACATTATGATGGGAATGGCTGCCTATGGTGACTGGAAGCGTTACTACAAAGAGGTTGATGAATATTTTCCTTCATACGATAAACAAAAATATAATTTTCATAAAGGAATTAATGACTGGGGAATGATAATTACAGAGCAAGATAGGTTTGATATTGCTGCAGCAGTACAAGTAGTGTATGAGCAAAGATTAAATCAGTTTATGCGTATGGCAAAGTCCCTTACTGGTAAAAAGAACTTAGTATTTATGGGTGGTTGTGCCCTTAACTCTTCAGCAAATACATTGCTATGGAATATTTTTGATATGATTTGGATCATGCCTAACCCAGGAGATGCTGGTAGTTCTTTAGGTGCAGCAGCAGCCTTGTACGGAAAGCACCTTGACTGGAAGACTCCGTATCTTGGCTATGATCTTGGAGGAGAGTATCCTGTTCAGCAAATTGTGGACGGTATATTAAAAGATGGAATCGTAGCAGTAGCAACAGGCAGAGCAGAATACGGTCCAAGAGCATTGGGCAATCGAAGCATTCTTGCTGACCCAAGAGATCCAAATATAAAAGATAAAGTTAATTTAATTAAACAAAGAGAGTTGTTTAGACCATTTGCTCCAGTAGTTATGGAAGAGTGTGCGTCTAAGTGGTTTGATATGGATTTTGCAAGCCCTTATATGCAATATACAGTTAAGTGTCTTCAGCCAGATAAAATACCATCTGTAGTTCATGCTGATGGAACCTCAAGAGTTCAAACTGTAAATAAAGATCAACATCGTGGGTTATGGAGAGTTCTTAATAAGTTTTATATTGAAACTGGTGTTCCAATACTATTAAATACAAGCCTTAATATTAAAGGACAGCCACTACTAAATGATGAAAATGATATAGAAAAATGGCAAAAAACTTATAACAATTTAGTGATAAGATAGTTTGATGATTAATAAAAAATCAAACTTAAAAACAATTCCAGATATTTTTGTAAATAGGTCTTTAGAAGAAATGAGTCAGCATGCTATGCCTAAAACAGAAGCAGACTCTGTTTTTATTGAATATAAACTAAACTCTCAAGGATATAGGTGCAATGAGTTTAGCAATCAAGAAATTTTAACTTTGGGATGTTCTCAAACAGAGGGACATGGAATGCCTATAGAACTTACATGGCCTTATCTAATATCACAAAAAATGAATAAGGATTATATTAATTTAGCAAAAGGAGGAGAAGGAATACAAGCACAAATAGTTAAAGCATTTCAGTTTTTTAAAGAATTTTATCATCCAAAATATATATTTGCAGTATTTCCAATAACAAGGCTGGAAGTTCCTTTGATAAACCTTAGAGTAAAAAATGAAGGTAATCATGAACGTGTAAAGTCTAGAGAAAATATAGGCAAAGCCATGCTATCTAACAAATTACTTGAAAAATTTTCTAAAGAACCACATATAGTAGAAAATATTTTGCCAGAAGAATTTGCAATTTTTTATAATATGTTATTTTTAAAAATGTTTATTCAGTATTGCAAATCAAATAATATAATATTATTGTGGACCTACTGGAACGATTCGTCTTTAGAGCAATACTCATTTAAAGATTTTACAGATACATATTTTGAGACTAGTTCGCCAGAAAATAATTGTCACTTAGAGTTTTCAGATAATAAATTTTTTGAGTACGCAGCAGACTATGAGTATTGGCATCCTGGTCATTGGGCATTTCACCAACAAATGCATATGGCAAATTCAATATATAGTACACTTTTTAAACAAACAGAATGATATAAGTGACTGGGAAAGACCTATAACTTTAAAATGCAGTAATAAAATGGTATAATAACCCTAACAGACATTGTCTGTCCTAGGGGGAAGGTAATCAAAAAACTAATACGAATAGCAGCAGCCACATTATTAGCATTTGGCTGGCTTCTTATTTCCCCAGAAGGTGCCCACTCTGATGATCCCCTCACAGTAGCAGCCCAAGAAATACAAGACCTTAACGATAGCATTGACGACCTTGGCTACAAGGATGAGTTCATATTTTTAATTGAAGAGGCAGAAGATAAGTATGCCCTTGCAGTATCTGCAAAAGAAACCCAGACCCAAACCTCTACCACATATGATGCATCTCTTGTCTTAAAAGCCACGGCGGGAGAAGAAAAAGCATCAGCCCAAACAGCCGTAGACGAACAAACAGTAGTAGTGGCAACTGCATTAGAAGATAAGAATGATGCACAAGATGCTCTTGATATAGCCAATATAAACCTTTCAACCCAGTCTGGCTCAATGACTGATATCACAACAGAAGATTTTAATAATAATAGTATAAATAATGGTAGACAAAATTGGCCAGCAGGTGCTCTTAGTATATTTATAGTTGGATCAATAGACTCAAATGGAAACTCTGTTGGCACTGAGGTTGCAATAACTTCAACAAATAATGGTGGATATTTTTATGGAAGCGACCAGGTTCCAAGTAATGATTATACAAACCCACCAGCGTTGCATCTTCAAGCCCCAAGTCAAACACTTGCTTTTCGTGTTGCCAATTGGAGTGAGGGAGCAGTTACTCAGGTTAAATTTTCCGTTTATGCAAAAAATGGAGATGCCACTGCTATGGTCAGGCATACAGATGGAACAACATATAATTTTACAATTCAAAACAATGTTAATTCAGATTATCCAGGATTTGTCCATCAAGAGGTTTTAGATGCGCTTCCTGGTAAACAAATTCATGAGATATATTTTTGGGCAGACAACAATGACTGGTACATTATTGATAATGTAATTATAAAAACTATTATAGGAAGTGTTCCAAGCCAAGAATCAAGTGCGGCGGTTGCCTCAGCACAGGCTGTATATAATGATAAATTAAATATTTACAACCAAGCAGTTTCAACATTAAATGCTTACAATCAAACCTTAACTAATAAAACAACTGAGGCTGAGAATGCAAGTTTAAATGTTGTAACGGCATTACAAAATAAAAATAATGCTATTAGTGCATACGATCAAGCAATTAATAATGTTAATAGTGCAATTGATGATGCATGGCGTTGCTATGACGAGCAACTACAAAGAGAAATTCAATCTGCTATTGCCCAAGCAGCAGCCAACGCTGCAGCAAATCAACCCACCCCAGAGCCAAGTCCTGAACCAACTGCTGAAGAGCCACCTACTCCTGAGCCAAGTCCAGAACCTACTGCTGAGGAACCATCAACTCCAGAACCAAGTCCTGAGCCTACGGCAGAAGAGCCTCCTACGCCAGAGCCTTCTCCAGAGCCTACAGTGGACCCTACAGAGGAGCCTACACCTGAGCCTACCCCAGAGGAACCACCAACACCTGAGCCTTCTCCAGAACCAACTACAGAAACAACTGAAGAGCCTGCTCCAGAACCTTCACCAGAACCTGGCCCAGAGCCAAAGCCAGAAGAGAACCCTTGGACTGAACCAGATGTAGTAATTGAAGATGAGGTATTAGCAGCCCTTGTTCCTGAAAAAGGAACTGGAACAGAAGAAGATCTATCTAATGTTATTGCTAACCTTACAAGCAGTGATAATAAGTTAGTTACTCTTTCCCCTGAACAAGTAACAGCAGTTAGCCAAACACTTAGAGC